CTCGGAGCCGATTTCGAAAGAGACGCGCTCAGGATGATTCACCAGCACGCCGTAGCCGCGGTTGGTCAGATAGAACGGGATATTTTTGTACGACTGTTCGGTGCTGGTGCCGCCGTCTTCGTTCCAGGTGTCGACCGTCTGGCCGTTGCGCACCAGCGCGGTAAAGCGCTCGCCGAGGCCGTAAACGGTGTCGCCGACGCCGAGATCCAGGCGCTCAAACATATAGTTACGATGCGTTTTGGTATCCTGCACGTAGCCGTCATTTTTCAGCTGGCTACCGGTAATCCGCACGCCGTCGCGCAGGAAATCCAGCGACCAGAAATCGCCTTTCGTGACGCGCGCGGTCAAATTGCCGCTCTTCAGCTCGGCATACTCAGCGCCGTTGTTAATCTCCACCTTGACGTCTTTCAGCACGTTCAGCGGATAGTGTGGGCCGTTGTTCAGCGCGCCCTGGAAGTGCTCCATACGTACGCCAATCACGCCTTCCTGCGGAGAGAAGAAGCGCACGGTAAATAGCGGAACATCGAGCTGGGCGGCACGCTCGCGCACTTCGCGCGACGCGACGTAGACCACCATGTCGTTGCCCTGTTGCTCAACCTCGTACACCTGTACAGGTTGGATCAGATTGAGCCCTGGTTGAATAAGCCAGTTTCCATCACTGATTTTCATGAATAGCTTCCTCTTAGTTTTGCAATTCTTTGCCGTTCGGCGCTGAAGTGAAGTCGTGTTCGTTGCGGCGCGCCCCCTGAGCCAGCTCCGCCATCATCTTTTTCAGGAACGGGGTTTTCAGGGTGTAGTAGCGTTTCGCGATAACCGCGCTCAGCAGATAACAGACCGCCGGAGCGAGGGTGAACAATGAGATGATGATGGTGATAGTGGCGCTGTTCTGGGTTTTGGCCGCGGCATCGTAACCGCCGCCCGCCAGCATCCAGCCAATCAGCGCGCCGCCCAGCGCCAGGCCCAGCTTGAGCACGAACAGGGTGCCCGCAAAGCTGATGCCGGTCAGGCGTTTGCCGTTACACCATTCGCCGTAGTCGACGGTGTCGGACATCATCACCCACTGAATCGGCGTCACCAGCTGGTGCAGCACGCCAATCACGAAGATAAAGGCGAACATGGTGATTTCGGCGTCCATCGGCACGAAGAACATCGCCACGCTCAGCGCCGCCAGCAGGGCGTTAGTCCACCAGAAGACGCTGACTTTGCATTTCCAGTCGGTGAGCGGCTTCGCCAGCGCCGAGCCAATCAGGTTGCCGACGCAGTAGGTGGTGAGGAAGGCGGTGAACAGACCCGCGGACCCCATAATCCAGGTGGTGTAGTACATCATCGCGCCGCCGCGAACGCAGACCGCGAGGATGTTGAGGATGGTCAGCAGACCAACGACACGCCACTGATCGTTGCGCCAGATATCGCGCAGGTCTTCCCGCATTGAGGTAGAGCTCGGCGGCGCTTCGACGCGCTCTTTGGTGGTGAAGAAACAAAACGCCAGCATCAGGAAAGCGATCGCCGACAGCACCGCGATGCCGCCCTGAAAGCCAAAGGCTTTATCTTCGCCGCCGATAAAGTTCACCAGCGGCATCATCAGCACGGTGGAGAGCATGCCGCCCGCCGTCGCCAGCACAAAGCGCCAGGACTGCAGGGAGATGCGCTGCGTTGGGTTGTCGGTGATGACCCCGCCCAGCGCGCAGTACGGGATGTTAACCACGGTGTAGAGCAGGGTCAGCAGCGTGTAGGTGACCGCGGCGTAAATCAGCTTGCCGTTATGACTCAGGTCCGGCGAGCTGTAGGCCAGCACGCAGACGAGGCCGAACGGAATCGCACCGAACAGGATCCACGGGCGGAATTTTCCCCAGCGGCTGCGGGTACGGTCGGCCAGCAGCCCCATGCAGGGGTCGGATATCGCATCCAGCGCGCGGGCCAGCAGGAACATGGTGCCGACATAGCCGGCAGGAATACCAAAGATATCGGTATAAAAAAACATCATATACAACATGACGTTATCAAAAATGATGTGGCTTGCGGCATCGCCCATGCCGTAGCCAATCTTCTCTTTGACGGACAAAATATGATCTTTCATCGCACACTCTTCTCTCAGCGCTGCCGCGGGTTGGTACCGGTTACATGCTTTGTAAACCATCCGCGCAGTAAGATGAATTGCGATATCTCATATTCAAATTACGTTTCTTGTTTTATGTGATCCCGGTAGCCTGAAAGAGTGTGTAAAAGTGTAAGCCACGGATTTTGCAAGGAATTGTTTAAGAAGGTTCTGTAAAGTCCAGTTTTAACAGTAAAAAAGTGCGTTGGGGGATGTGGTTAATGCAGGAAAGTAGCTATAATGCGCCCCGCCTCCATGTAGCAATCGAGGCGCGGAAGATCGTCATCTCCGGTGAGGTGGCTGGACTTCAAATCCAGTTGGGGCCGCCAGCGGTCCCGGGCAGGTTCAACTCCTGTGATCTTCCGCCAAAGTTCCTCCATACCCATCCGAGAACATCTAAAAAATCCTTTATTTTCAATAGACATATCAAATTACTCATCCGTAACAGTCCGACAACTTCTCCCTGAATCCATGAAAAATATGTATAGTGATATGTATAGATTTTTTATACACATTTTTGACTTATACACATGGCACTTACAGACATACAAATCAAACGAGCAAAGCCCCAAGACAAGCCCTACACATTGAACGATGGACAAGGCCTGTCATTACTCATCAATCCAGACGGCTCAAAGGGCTGGCGCTTCCGCTTTCGTTTTGCCGGTAAAGCACGGCTAATGTCATTTGGCAGCTACGACCTTGTGAGCCTCGCAGAAGCACGTGAGAAACGCGATACAGCTCGTAAGCAGGTAGCAAGCGGCATAGACCCAGTAGAAGAACGTAAAGCCCAAAAGCTGGCACAGCAACTCTCAACAGAGAATTCATTCGAAGCCATATGTCGAGAATGGCACACTAACAAAGCCGATCGCTGGACAGTGGCCTACCGCGAAGAAATCATCAAAACATTTGAGCAAGATGTTTTCCCGTTCATTGGTAAGCGCCCTATAAATGAGATTAAACCGCTGGAACTGCTTGAGGTGCTACGGAGGATAGAGAAGCGTGGAGCGCTAGAGAAAACACGTAAGGTGCGTCAGAGGTGCGGTGAGGTTTATCGCTACGCAATCATAACTGGTCGCGCTGAATACAATCCTGCTCCTGATTTAGCCATCGCTCTGGCCGTTCCTAAGCAAAAACATCATCCATTTCTATCTGCCGAAGAATTGCCTCATTTTATTCGAGATCTCGAAGCGTATACCGGTAGCATCATCACCAAAAATGCTACGAAGATAGTCATGCTGACTGGTGTAAGAACGCAGGAGATGCGCTTTGCCACGTGGGATGAGGTTGATCTTGAGAAAGGTATATGGGAAATCCCTGCTGAACGGATGAAAATGCGTAGGCCTCATATCGTTCCTTTGTCTACTCAGGTAATCGACCTCTTCAAGCAACTCAAGCCTATTACTGGTCACTACCCTTATATTTTTATTGGCAGGAACAACCGTAGCAAACCGATCTCTAAAGAAAGTGTGTCACAAGTAATTGAACTGCTGGGCTATAAAGGACGTGCGACAGGTCACGGTTTTCGACACACGATGTCGACAATATTGCATGAACAAGGTTTTGATAGTAACTGGATAGAAATGCAGCTAGCTCATGCTGATAAAAATATCATAAGAGGTGTATATAACCATGCCTCGTATCTTGAAAGCAGAAGACAAATGTTAGAATGGTACTCTAATTACTTGTATTAATAAAAGGGGTAATAATGCAACGCAGCACTCAAAGTTTCGATAAACCGGGTATTTTATCAACACTAAATATTGAAACTAGAAGCCAGAATGAGAAAAAAATAATTGAAGCTGTTTCACAAATTTGGTTTGTGACTTTTTTCAAGTCAGCAAACTTCAAAAACAGTGAGTATCATTTTTTCTTTGCAAAACCTACCCGGGAAATTTCAGAACAATTTCACTTCTCTCGTGAGGTATTGGTTTTAATAACTCCTTCGTCACATTTTATGCCGAGATGCCTTGATTTTGTTGATAAATTAATGGGTGATTATCAAAATAGATTAGATAAATTATGTGTTTTTATCGTTAGTAAAGATGATCAAGTTTCAGAAAAAGTACAAGGTATTATTTTACAGGACAAAGAGTCAAGAATAATAGTACCCTTTACTTACGATGAACTCATTAATAATCCAGACTCAAGTGAATTACAAGTAAACCGACTAAAGAAAAGTTTTTATGAACGAGACCTTTTCTCTTATGAAACCCCTCTAAAAACAGACACGTATTTCTTTGGGCGTCATGAAGCAATACAATCTTTATACGGAAAATATCAAACAGGCCAATGTAGCTCCTTATTTGGATTAAGGCGAATTGGCAAAACATCTGTTATTTATGCAATATTGAGAATGATGGATGTAAGGAACGAGCCAAATGTTTATTTGGATTGTTCTGAAACATCATTTCACATGCGCAGATGGAATGAATGCTTATTCTTCATCGTAAACGATATTTCAAAAAAATACTCACTACCGAAACATCTTAAACTTTCAAGCGAAGACGACTACACAGAAAAAAATGCCTCTATATGCTTCGAAAGAGACATTGAATCAATATATAACCATTTTAAAGGCAAGCGTTTGTTAATTGCTTTAGATGAAATTGAAAACATAACATTCACATTATCCCCAACTATTCATTGGAAAGAGAGTTTAGATTTTATCTATTTCTGGCAAGCTTTACGATCATTATTTCAAAAAAGACAAGATCTTTTTTCCGTTATGATTTCAGGTGTCAATCCGATTTCAATTGAAACTCCGATAGTCAACACCTACGACAATCCTATATATAGATTTATCTCCCCTTCGTATCTTCCTTTTTTTGACGCAAATGAGGTAAAGGAAATGGTGAGTACAATCGGAAATTATATGGGGATGAGTTTTGATGACGAAATTTATACCTATCTAACAGATGATTTCGGAGGGCACCCATTTATAATAAGACAAGTTTGCAGCCATTTATTCAAAGAAAAGAAAGGGTTAAAAAGCATTTCTATAACCAAATATGAATATGAGAGAAAAAGAGAAGAGATAAATAATAGCATTGTTGATTATCTAGACCTTATCATAACTGTTTTACGTGAACGATATCCTGATGAATACCAACTCATTGAATATCTGGCAGCAGGAGACCAAAAAACATTTACCGAATTTTTCGGCATGTCAGAAAAACTAGTAGAGCATTTAATTGGTTATGGCCTTGTAAAACGTGATGCTGAAAATTTTCACTTCACAATTAAAACCATTGCGTCATATATAAACACTCAGAGTCGCATCCGACTGATGCCAACAACCAGAGAAGAAAAATGGCATCGTCTTTGTGAAGGAAGAAATAAACTTGAAACTGACTTAAGGCAGCTTATAAGTCATTCATTAAAATATAAACACAGCCCCGAGAAGGCCAAAGAGATATTTTTAGCCATTATATCTCCACCCGATAGGCAAAAGAGCCTTTCATTGTTAAAATTCAGTGAAATATTCAAATCCAAACTATATTTCGAGGATTTAAGGAAAGTAATTGAAAAAAACTGGTCTGATTTTGAAAAAGTTTTCAACAATGAAAAAAGTAAATTCTCTCAATATATGACCATTATAAACTCAACAAGAGGTGACGCTCATGCCAATGATGTCAGTGATGACGATATGGGTTTGTTTGAGATAACTATTGATTGGTTACAGAAGAAGGTTGATAAATATTTAGAGTAAGAGCAGTTATAATAAAGGTCATGACTAGTTACACCATGAAAGCCGCTTAACAGCGGTTTTTTTTCACGAAAACAACTTTGCAAAACCAAATCTTAGCATGTAAATGCTGAACCTATTATTACTTATAAAAACACATAGCAATCTAAATCGGTTGAACACTAAATAATTAGCTTTGCCTCTTGATTATTAATTAAAAATTGAACAGACTCTTTTTTTACCCCCCATAAAATCTAATATTTATTTTCTAAAACCATTTATCCTACATTTTTGTTTTAAGCATATACTGTCGATGTGGTGTGCTTCGATAATTAAAAAATTAATCAGCGTGCTCGCGCGCAATGCTCTCCCCGCCACGCCTGCCCGCTTAATGGGCCGCTTTTAATGCAGGTGCAAAGGTGGTCTCAGGCCGCGCCACGACTGGCGCTGGTCTGTCATGCCGGAGCGAAAAAACGCATGCAAAACCATGCACCTTATGGATGCATGGCTTATTTCGTTAAAAATAGCGGGATTTACGGGGATTTTTTGACAGGCTACTGCGCGGCCAGTTCGGCGCGTCGACGGGTGTAAATCATGTTCTGTGCAGGGGTGAATTTTTCACGATTATCATCCCGCGAAGGCGCGTCAGGCCTGTATCCGATGGCCGTTAAAATATCTTTATCCTGTGCAGAATAATTAATTTCATTTTCAACGGTCAGCCAGACGGAAAGAGCTTCTCTCAGGTAAGAGACTGAACGGTCAAGCGCGCGATTTTTTATCATCGCGGGCTGGTTTTTAATCCCCATCAGCTCCGGTGCCAGTGCGGCGGCCAGCTCTGCGCCGTTCTGCTGCATAAAATCATGCAGCCGGTTACGGATGCTGATGCGCTGCACCTCCTCATGCGAGAAGATGTAGCGACCGGCGGCCTGATTAACTTCCCATTTTTTTACGTCAATCAGGTCACGCAGCATCTGTAATCTGCGGGAGCCTGATACATTGTCATCCAGCAATAATTCCTGATATTCCTGCATTGCGGCGGCCAGTTCGGTTTTACGGTTCAGCCACGCGGTTTTGTTCGTCTGACAGGCGTCATAGGCCTGCTGTAAGGTCAGAGTGGTCACGGGTTGTCTCTCCTGATTAATGGCGGAACGGCGAGCTGTAGCAGCCTTTTACCCGACGGGGTGCCATGGGGGCTGTCGGCACCGGCGCGGGTTTCTCATCGACGACCGGCGAACGTATCACTTCAAAGATGGACTCATGCGTTTTGAATGTCGCCGAGCAGTGCACATTCTGGCACTGCAGGTAACTCTCTTTGACGCTCTCAGACATATAGCGGCTGGTGCGAACGTGTGCCGCTGTGCGGCAGAAAGGGCAGCGCATCATGACAATAACCCCCGTGCTTTCAGGTCAGCTTCACGTTCCCACATTTTTTCCTGCCAGACTTTTCGCTGACCGGGCGTGGTCGCAACGTCATGTTCCATATGCGGCAGTGTGGAAGCCGACAGCCCTGTTTTAAACAGCACCGGTTCATCGGTCAGACGGATATTGCAGCCCTTTACGGCCTGTTCAAGCCATGCTTTCACCTGCTGCATCACAACTTTTTCCGGTTCGATATATCCCTGATGCCCGGTCGTATTAGCAAGCGGATTATTCAGAACCAGTATGTTGAGTTTCATTGCTCTGATGAGGGCACCGCAGCTTTCACGCAGGGCTGCATCAAGTTCATGCTCTGCATACTGACTGAGGACGCCGTGATGTGCCTGACGGTATGCTCTGGCCGTGCGGTCACAGGCTCCTTTGAGTCTGTCCAGCTCAAAAGATAGTACCTCGTTCATGCTGTCACATTCCTGCGCCAGTTCCCGCCGTGCCACGCGCGCCAGATGGCGTTGTTTCAGCTCATCGGTAATGACAGCACCACCGGCACGAAAGGCGGCGCGCCATGCGCCGGAATCATTGCCGTTTTCCTGCTCCAGTTCCTTTTTTTGTGCTTTCACCTGGCTGATGGCCGCCGTGGTTTCATCCATGTGTCGGGCATTAATGAGATGTTCCTCTCTGGCCGTCTCAAGCCGTTCCATTGCAGGTTTAAGGTAGTCGGGAATAACATCGGTATGAGTCATGTCGGGTCTCCTCTTCGTTTCAATCTGAGGAGATTCTGCCGCGCCGGACACAACAACACGATTCATTGCCGTTGTGGCAAAAATGGTACAAACAAACCTTAAAACCCGGCTGGCCAGAGAAAGGTCTCAGGAAAACCCTACTCACCGTTTGTTTTTTTACTTATAACTATTCACTACTGTTCACTGAAAAGAAAAAGATAAGTAATACAGCAAGATAAAGGGTGAATAGTTGGGGGTATAACTGTTCACCGACTGTTCACTACTATTCACCTTTTGCTTTTTGCCTGGGTTGTCGGATTTAGTCTTTTTTCCGATTAATTATGAGGAAATATATAAGTGAAAGTAATTAAAGTTGCTGCAATGTAATGCATTGATTTGCATCTGTTTGCCAGCATTTGCCATTGTTCAAAAATCGCTCTGTTGTGTGGTGAAGCACTACAAAATGACTTGTTGCTCTGAAGGAAAATATTCACAAAATAGAGAGCTACCCGAAGCCGGACGGACACGACCGGCACTGTATGGACTTTGTGAGGTAGCCCGATGCACACTGCTTTTTCTTCCCCGTCTTCTGCCCCTGCCGCGCCGCTGATGCCGGTCTCTGATGCCGTTCAGGAGCGCTTTATCCGCCTGCCTGAAGTGATGCATCTGTGCGGCCTGTCCCGGTCAACCATTTACGACCTCATCAGCCGCGAGGCTTTCCCGAAACAAATCAGCCTGGGCGGAAAAAACGTGGCGTGGGCGCAGTCTGAAATCACCGCATGGATGACTGACCGCATTGCCGAACGCAACCGGGGCTATGACGCATGATGATGACCGTTCAGCAAACAGCCCCTTTTTCTGGCTTGCTTCTTTTCGTCGTTTCCAGGTATAGTTTTCCCGCTGTCGCAAAATCGGCAGCCGGGATTTGCAGCCCGTGTAACTTATTGGCGACACAACACGCGCCGAGCGTGTTTTTTTATGTCGTTGCTCAGACACACCTATTTTTCGGGCTGTGGTGCTTACACCGTGGCTCCTGTCAGATAATGGTGGTCCGGGCGGGGCAGCCCTCGGGCTGGCCGGTTTCCAATAAGGCCGGTACTGCAAACCCCGTCCGGGCTACCACCCATGAGATTTGCAGCTCTGGTGGTGGCGATAACCGCTACTTATTGGAGATTGCCGCTATGGCTACGACCCTCACCCCGTCACACCCGCAGTTTGTCTTTGTGTTTGCCGGCGTTCGTCGTGCAGACCGTAAACCCCGTATCTGTATGCTTCGCACCGTTGCCGGTGATGAACACGCCGCACGTCTTTCCCTCGTTCGCGATTACGTCCTCTCGTTTGCTGGCCGTCTGCCGGTTGCGGAGGTGTGCGCATGAAACACACCACCATTACCGCCCGTGACCTCGAATGCCTTGAGCACATGCGCAACATCGGCCAGCTCGTCGGCGACCTGATGCAGGTACAGGACTGCGCCACCGTTCGTCGTGACCCGGCGCAGCACTTACAGCTCACCTCCGTGATTTACCTCATGACCGCCCAGCTCGACGGCGTTGTCGAACGCTGCAATCAGCAGTGGCTGACCGGGGAGGGTAACGTATGAAAAAGCCATTACCACCCGTATTACGCGCCGCGCTGTATCGTCGCGCCGTGGCCTGTGCATGGCTGACGGTATGCGAGCGTCAGCACCGCTATCCCTACCTCACCCTCGATGCACTGGAAAGCGCCATTGCCGCCGAGCTGGAGGGTTTCTATCTGCGTCTGCACGGTGAGGAAAAAGGCCGTCAGATTGCCTGCGCACTGCTGGAAGATTTAATGGAAGCCGGACCACTCAAGGCCGCGCCCTCACTGTCCTTTCTCGGGCTCGCGGTGATGGATGAACTTTGCGCCCGTCATATCACATCGCCTGTATTGCACTGAGGGAGAAAATAACCATGAAAATGAACGTAACGGAAACCGTAAAACAGGCGTGCGGCCACTGGCCGCGTATCCTCCCGGCGCTGGGTGTGAAGGTGATTAAAAACCGCCATCAGTCCTGCCCGGTGTGCGGCGGCTCTGACCGCTTCCGCTTCGATGACAAAGAGGGGCGCGGGACGTGGTTCTGTAACCAGTGCGGCGCGGGTGACGGACTGAAACTGATTGAGAAAGTATTCGATGTATCTGCCTCCGAGGCCGCCCAAAAGGTGAATGCCGTCACCGGAAATCTGTCGCCGGTCGCCCCGGAAGTGATTGCGGCCGCAGAAGCTGAAACCGATGCTGACCGCAAAGCGGCGGCCGGGCTGGCCGTTAAGCTCATGGAGAAAACCCGCACGGCCAGCGGCAACGCCTACCTCACCCGCAAGGGATTCCCCGGTCATGAGTGTGTCATGCTGACGGCCACACACAAAACCGGCGGCGTGACGTTCCGCGCCGGTGATATGGTTGTCCCGCTGTATGACGATGCCGGGGCACTGGTTAACGTTCAGCTTATTAATTCTGACGGTCTCAAACGCACCCTGAAAGGCGGGGCGGTAAAAGGAGCGAGCCATACCATCGAAGGGAAAAAACAGGCCGGAAAACGCCTGTGGATAGCGGAGGGTTATGCGACCGCGCTCACCGTGCATCACCTGACCGGCGAAACCGTTATGGTGGCGCTGTCGTCCGTGAACCTCCTTTCTCTGGCGAGCCTTGCCCGTCAGAAACACCCGGCCTGTCAGATTGTACTCGCCGCCGACCGTGACCTTAACGGTGACGGCCAGAACAAAGCCGCGGCGGCCGCAGAAGCCTGTGAAGGCATTGTCGCCCTGCCGCCGGTGTTCGGTGACTGGAATGATGCGTTTATAGAGAAAGGAGAGGAGGCCACGCGGAAAGCGATTTATGACGCCATCCAGCCACCGGCTGACAGTCCTTTCACTACCATGAGTGAGGCGGAATTTACCGCCATGAGCACCAGTGAAAAGGCAATGCGGGTGCATGAACATTACGGTGAAGCGCTGGCCGTGGATGCGAACGGCCAGCTCCTGTCCCGCTATGAGGCCGGGATATGGAAAATCATTCCGCCATCGGATTTTGCCCGCGACGTGGCCGGGTTGTTCCAGCGACTGCGCGCCCCGTTCTCGTCGGGGAAAATTGCCTCAGTGGTGGAGACCCTGAAACTGATTATTCCGCAGCAGGACGCCCCGGCACGGCGTCTGATTGGCTTTCGCAACGGCGTACTCGATACCGCCACTGGCACATTCAACCCTCACCATAAATCACACTGGCTGCGCACGCTCTGTGATGTCGATTTTACCCCGCCGGTCGAGGGTGAAACGCTGGAAACTCACGCCCCGGATTTCTGGCGCTGGCTCGACCGCGCCGCCGGTGGCAGACCGGAAAAACGCGACGTGATTCTGGCCGCGCTGTTTATGGTGCTGGCGAACCGCTACGACTGGCAGCTCTTTCTTGAGGTGACCGGGCCGGGAGGGAGCGGGAAAAGTATTCTGGCCGAAATTGCAACGATGCTCGCCGGGGAAGATAACGCCACGTCGGCGACCATCGAAACGCTGGAATCACCACGTGAACGTGCCGCACTGATTGGTTTCTCGCTTATCCGTCTGCCTGACCAGGAAAAATGGAGCGGTGACGGGGCAGGACTTAAGGCCATCACTGGCGGTGATGCTGTATCGGTCGACCCGAAATACAAGGATGCGTATTCCACTCATATTCCGGCGGTGATTCTGGCCGTGAACAATAACCCGATGCGCTTTACCGACCGCAGCGGCGGCGTTTCCCGTCGCCGGGTGATCCTGCATTTCCCGGAGCAGATTGCCCCGGAAGAGCGCGACCCGCAGCTCAAGAACAAAATCGCCCGCGAGCTGGCCGTGATTGTGCGCCAGCTAATGCAGAGGTTCAGCGACCCGATGACCGCCCGCGCACTGCTCCAGTCACAGCAGAACTCCGACGAGGCGCCCAGTATTAAACGTGATGCCGACCCGACATTTGATTTTTGTGGTTACCTTGAAGCACTGCCGGAGCCTGAGGGTATGTATATTGGCAATGCAAACATCATTCCGCGTCAGCCGCGCCTGTATCTGTATCATGCCTATCTGGCGTATATGGAAGCCCACGGCGGCTTTGTTGAATAAATCAGATTTCGGGTAAGTCTCCCCCGTAGCGGGTTGTGTTTTCAGGCAATACGCACGCTTTCA